CGGGCTTTGAACGTTTTATAGTTTTAATTATCCTGTTACAACAGTTCCTAATGTACGTGTAACTGCTGCGCCAATGCCTGATCCCATTGGGGTCTGGACCGCATTGTCATACTTAATAGTCATTTGGATTGTGACTACCTCGTTGTTTGCATAGTTGACTGTTTGGTAATCAACTGTGCTAACTAAACAACCATACATTTCCCAAGTTTCTAACACTGTAGGAGCATTGGCACCATTGCCGCCATCTAACATTTCCAAACGTGTAATAAACTTGTAGTCAATACCAGAACTTGCGCTGGCTTGTTCTTCAAAGTCAAACTGTTTCTGGATTTGCTCACCAATTAGTTTGCTAACTTGACCCTGTGCATCATCACGGAAAGTAGCAGTAACGTCTTGCCATTCTGGCTTACCCAGCAACTTAACTTTGCTGTTGTATGTATCTAATGTAATGTCGCCAAACGTTACGCTAGGACGTTTAAATTCTGTGACCTGTTTGGTCAATTCTGTTCTCGGAGTACTGACACCAAAGTTTTCAAAGCTGACTCTGAAACGATATTGCAGTTTGGGCATTAATAAGCCCTGAGCACTGGCGCTTTGATCACTTGCTAGTGGTACTGTAAATTTTGTTAAACTTGCTACTGCCATTTTAGTTACTCCTTAGTGGGTATACCAATATTTATATCTTTTACAACTTCTTGCCACTACCACAAAAATTTACCCTTGAGGCTGGTGATAGAGGATTTTTGTCCCCTATCACCACTCATTTTTACTTGCCTGCTGCAATTGCTCCAGTATTTTTAATACGTACTGGAATGTAAATAAACTCAACTGCTTTGACAGGTTCAATTGCAACATCAATATACAACTCGTTACGATCTATACGATCGGGTGTGTTGTTGCTAGTGTCGCAAATAACTACATAGTCGTATAAACCACGTTTTGCTACAAGGTCATTCATCAAGCTTTCAACGACCTGTTTAGCTTCATCGCGTGTAATCTTGTCGTTAGGTTCAAACAAGAATGGTTTAACGATTTGTGCTAGTCTTTCACGAATGTAAACTACCAAACGTGCAACATTGATGCGATCCAGTGCACTTGCGTATGGATTCAAGGTCTTTTGTCCATATACAACTAGGCCAGTTCCGGGCAAGTATGTAATTGGATTGATCTTGTTTTCATACAGTGTATCACGCAGTGCTTCTGTAATGCCTACAACTTGCAATTCACCAGTCGCTGCATCTATGTAGCCAACGTTTGTTGCATTGTCTACTAGACCACGGCGCAAACCAGCTGGTGCAAACCAGGGGAATGCCACATCATCATTGCGAATAATTGTACGTAATGCCATGTGGCTGGGTGGTACAACAATTTCCTGATTGCCAGTTGTAAACGGATTAGCAGTTACACCGCTGGGGTAGTAGATACCAATGTATGGATCTGCATTGGTGATGCTGTCTTCTGCTTTACCCAGTGCCCAGTTTTGTAATGCTGTTCCATTGGCTGCTAGACGCATTGGAGTATCAGCAACAATAAACGCTGTATCTTTGCGATCGTTGTTCAGTGCAATCATTTCAGCTGCTAATTCAGGATATCCAGGGCAAGCAATTAAGTTGTAATTGCGCTGCTCTTCGCGTATCTCTGTGCTGGTGCTAATTGCTGTATTCATAGCACCAACAATGATTGCTCTTGCTGCCTTGCGACCCATGTATGGACTACCATCGTCTTTGTTGCCACTTGCATTTTTCCAAGTGTTAGTGACGGTATAGCCAGTCAAGTCTGCATCTGGAAAATTCATTGAAGTAAAATAGTCCATTGCAAATTCTTTTACATTGTAGCCACTGCGACGTGTATTCCACAGCAACATACCACGTGGATAATTTGCTGCAACAGGTGCATCTGCGTCCAAGTGATTGCTGTTCAACAAGCTAACGATGCTGGGTTTAGTATCAGTTACCATATCTACTGTGTTATCAGTGCCCCAACGTGCATCAGCAAACAAAATACCATTTTCAGACGTTTGATCTGAATTATCTAACAGATTCCACTGTCCCATGCCGCTGACATTGTCGTAACGATAGATCTTGGGATAGTTTTCTAAATCACTGGTATCAATCCACAAATCACCATATTCCAACGCACTGCCGTCAGTTTGCTCCATTGGCATAGCCGCTGCTACAATAGGACCTGCAGGATCAGTTAGATGTAGGTTATATCCACGAGTGTCATTAGTGACTGTTTGGTAACCTTTCCAAGCTGTGCCATCATGAATCATGATGTCAACTTCGTTAGTAGCACTGTCATACCAATAAGTACCATCCGCAGGATCAACTGCGGGGGTCGCAGTACTTGCAGTGTAAGTTGCACTTACCCAATTGCTAGCCAACATTGTGTTGTTGTTTCTTAAAGTTACATATTGTGTACTACCAGTAAACCCAGCAGTTGATAGCGGTGTTCCGCTTACATTGGCTAGACTAATTTGGCCACCACTGGTGTGTGTCAATTGTATTGCACCGTTAGCAGTTACCGATGCAGTTAAGTAAGGTAGATTTTTTGCCAGAACCTTTGTA